GGATGCGCCCGCTGCGATCAGATAGCTGTCGAAGAGCGCCGGGTTGGCCGGAGGCGCGGCGGTCGAGGCGTTGATCACCGTCCTGAAATCGACGCCCGCGCCGACAATGCCTGTCAGGCCGCGCGGTGTGACGGCCGATGCGTCATCGACACGCGCCGCCACCTTGGCCTTGCTCGCCAGCAGCGTGACACCCGCCGCGGTGCCGCTCGCAATCGCCGAGACCCAGCCGCCTGCCTCGCGGCGCAGCCATCGCCCTGCAGCGTCGAGGGCCTGATCCTGCGCGACCACCAGATGCCCGATGGGCGCGCTGATGTTCACCCAGACATTGCCGTTCCACTGCACGACCCGCCCGGCCATGCCCGCCCATGCGCCGGTCGGGGCGGCGGCGACGACATAGGCTGCGCCAAGCGCCGGGTTGGCAGGAGGGGCGGAGAGGCCCGCACTCTCGACCGCCATGAACCCCGCCCTCAGCATCTGGAAAATCGACACGGCGGCGTCGGGCTGGATGTTGAGGCTGATCTGGGCCGTCTCGCTGACAGGTATGATGATTTGCGTCTCGAGGCTCATGAGCGCGCCCTGCGCCGGTGAACGCTTCTCGACGAGAGGGTGGCGCGCGACCGCGAGCATGTCGCCCGCCGCGTCGAACAGGCCGATCTCGCGTATGTCGAACGGGCCGTCCGCCTCCGGGATCACTGCCGTGAACCGCCATGCGGTCGCGTTCGCAGGGTCGCGCCCCGCCGAGATGATGGGGTATGCCATCCCGACACGCCGCACGAGATCGGTCATGCCCTCGACAGGCGTGATCGGCGCGCCATTGCCGTCGCCGACCCTGACAAGCGTCGGGGTGAGCGCGGTGCCGCCGATGGAGGCCGCCATCTTCTGCTGGCCGATTGTCGTCACGGTTGCGATGAAGTCGCTCATGCGGGCACCTGCGGGCTGACGCGCAGCCGCGTCCGGACGGCAGCGCCGATGAATATCTGCGGCCTTCCGGAGAGCTGCGTGATGGGTTCAGTTCTGGGGCGGATCGTCAAACGGCTGCGCACCACCGCGCCGACATAGGCAGGCACGGTGCTCGGCACCGAATAGCGCAGGCCGACATACTGGCTGTGACGCTTCATGCCGGACACCATCCGCTGCACGACGCGCTGAAGCCGCGTGGTGATCGCCTGCCCTTCGGCTGCGAACACCGCCTCGTCGATGCGAACCACGACGACATGGGTGCCGGGCGCGGCCTTGGGAACCTCGTCGAGCCATGGCCGCCAGGAGAGGACGGAGACGCCGAGCATCTCGAGGCCGCGCCGGACGCCGTCGAAGAACCCCTTGCGCGCGTGCAGCTCGTGGCTGCCCTTGAGCAGGCGGCGGATGACCGCCTCGCGCATGCCCGGCTCGACGAACTCCTCAATCGAGAATTCCCTGATCAGGAACGGCAGGGCGCTGGCATCCACATCATCGATGCGCTCCAAAAGGAACTTGGCGAACTCGGGCTCGTCGAGCGCGGCCGCCAGCACCTCGCCAAACGCCTTTCCGCGCAAATCCCCGATTGACGGAGGGACCAGACGCGCGCGGTCGGCCGCCAACGTCGCCATATCCGTCATGGCAGCACCGTGATGCTCGGTGCGGCCAGCGTCGTGACCAGAAACTCGTTCTCGGCCAGTTGCGCGAAGGCCAGGCCGGACAGCTCTGCATCGATCACGCCGGGCAACGCCTTCACGGCGGCCTCGACGTCAGACGGCGCGATGGTGGAGCCGAGCCTCTGACGCCAGCGGAGCAACACGGCGCTCGCCGCCGCCCACGCATCCTGCGCGATGGTCGGGGCGGCTCCGCGCGTCCTCACGGCCAGCGCCGCGTTTCCGAGCACGGCGACGGGCGGGAGCACGAAGACGTCATCGCCGAACCGGATATCGCGGGCTGTGGCCGTGTTGAATGTCGCCGCGACCTGATTGCGCAGGTCGACGCCCGCCGCGCCGGCAAGCGTGAGCGGGTAGATCTGCACGACGCAGGGCGTCGGCCTGATGACGGCTGCGTCGATGATGGCGGAAGACACGCCCATCGTGGTCTCGCGATACCATGCCCAGGAGCCTCCGGTGCTGATGCGCTCGAAAGCGTTGGCGAGGCGGAGCCTGTAAAGTTCAGGCGCCTCGACGTCCGCGCCGCCCGCGCTTTCGGTGATGTTGGCCGCCAGCACGCCGGAGATCGGGTCGAGCATCTGCGTCAGCTGCCCGGCGAGGAACCCATTGCCCGAGACGCCGGGCGCGGCAGCCTCCGCCGTCACATCGACTTGCGTCGCGCCAGCTGCGATGACGGCGGGTGCGAGGGTGGCGAACACGTCCGCGCCTCCCGCGCCGACGCGTGTGCCGACCGGAATGAGGACGCTTTCGGGCCTTGGTGCGGCGATGGAAAAACGGATTGTTGCGCGCGCCCGCGCCTGTGGCAGGCGCGGCGTCGAGCGGTTCGGCCCCAGCCGCTCCAGCCCGTCGATGTCGGCGAGCGCCACCAGGTGCTGCTCGGCGATTTTCTGCGCCTCCTCGCCCAGCACCGACATGGCGTAGGCGAGCGTCTCGATGAGGAGCATCTCGACCTGCATCGGGTAGAGCGTGCGGCCCGTCTCCGCCTCGAACCACGCCACATAGCGGCGCTTGAGTTCGGCGGCGTCCGTGGTGAACAGCGCTGGCCTTTGCGCGGTGGCCAGCGCATCGAGCGAATAGGGGCCGGGGGTGTCAGCGCGCATGGCCCCGCCCCGTCACTGGATGATCGCCCGGACGCGCTCGCCCGGCAGCGCCACCACCGTGCGCCTCACCGTGCGCGTCACATCCGCGCGCAACCGCCAGAACACCGGGAACCGCCAGTGGTCGAAATCCTCCCGCGTGATCGCCACGCGCTCGACGATGACGCGCGGCTCCCATGCGGTGATCGCGTCCCATATCTCGCGGGTGATGTTGGGGATCGCGTATTCCGGCCTGCGGTCGATATAGGGCATCAGCCGGGTGCATTTTTCGGGCTGCGTCGGCACGCTCCCCTTCTCGGTCAGCACGATGGTGTTGATCGCCTGCTCGACATCGTCCAGCCCGTGGACGATCCGCCCCAGCGCCTCCTGCGGGTCCGGCGCGTTGCGTCCGAGCCTCGGCTGCCAATGCAGGTAGGGTATGACGCGGCGATCCAGCATGACCGAGGCATCGCGCGACGCGCGCGCCCACGCACCGTGAGCCGCTCACGGCAACCGGCCTATGCGCGCTTTCCACGGATCGGGATGTCGTTGATGGTGGCGACTGCGATGGGCTTGTTGACGAGGATGCCGCCCGGCGTGATCAACATCCGCGTCGGCAGACCCGAACTGCCCTTGACCTCGATATAGCGCTTCGCCTCGTCTCCGATCAACTGCAACCGGTTGGTGCGCGTCACCGGGTCATGCTCGGCCACCGCGCCATCCTCATAGGCGACATGGTCATTTTCCGAGACCGTGTTGGGCGGCCTGTCCGCCTGCGAGTACGCCCCCTGGACCACGCACCCGTCCTCGCCGTCCCAATCCACCATGCACCATACCTGGCTCCCCGGCTTGAACGCGGCCGGGCGCTCGCGCTTGCCGCTTGTCCCGGCGCTGGGGCCATCCAGCCAGAACGAGACCACGCCATCCTCGTCGGCGAACTCCACGCGGTAGCGGTTGCCGTCCGCATCGCCTTCCCGCACGATGCCGCGCTTGATCGGTGAATTTGCCGCCATCGTCAGATCCTCTGGCTGGGGCTCGCGAAGCCGCGCGTGCCCACTGATTTGCCGACATTGCCCGATTGGCCTGCGCCGCCAGAACCGCCCTTCCCGGCCTCTTCCTTGTCGACCGTCGCGATCTCGCAATTTGTCGTGTAGCCGCCGCGTGTCATCTGGTGGCGCGACTGCTTGACGAGATAACGCCCGGCCCATCTGCCAAAGCCCGCATCAAGCTCCACTGTTTGTCCGGCGAGGATGAGAGGGTTGCCGACCAGTTCCAGATTGCCGGTCTGGCGTTCCATGTTGGCCTTTTCGAGTTTGGATTTCGCCATCGCGCGGGCCTGCCCGTCATTCTCGATGCGGTCATCCAGCCGGAGCGTGTCGCCGTTTTTGACCGCCTTGTCCTGCACCTCGACATCAATGGTCTTTTTCGAGTTGCCATCGAAATAGGTGGCGCGCGCCTTGGAGTAGGTCTTGTGCGCGGCGCGCTTGAGATCGGCCTTGAGATAGTCGTCGCTGTCGGCGCGGAAGAGCAGCACAGGCTCGCGCTCATGCAGATCCTTGCGCTCCGCGAAATAGAGGCTTGCATCCCTCACCGAGAAATACGCGCCATAGGCGTCGGCGAGTTCGGCCAGGAACTCCAGCGGCCTTTGTCGCCGCTGGGTGATGCGGTCGAATGTGATGTCGGGGGGCGATCCTGCGACGGACAGCCCATGCTCGCCGGCCACCTTGCCGGCCACCTGCGCGAGGCTCTGCTTCTCGAAGGCCTGCGTCTTGCGCGTCCGGAGCGCCTTGGTGACGGGTGCCGAGACGCCCCGGAATGTCAGCGTGTCGCCGCCCCGCCCGAGGCTGGCGGCAGGTTCGTCGATCTCGAACGCCCCGCAATAGACCAGAGGCGCCGGCTCATAGCCGATCCATAGCTGCACCCGGTCGCCATGCTCCGGGCACCACGGGCCGCGCCAGATGCCGTCCTTGTCCTGGAGCGTGACCTCGATCTCGTCGGCCTCGCCATGCACCTTGTCGGTGTAGGTGCAGGAAATCAGATGGTTCCACACGTCGAGCGTTATGTTCACGCCCTTGTAGATCAGCGTGAAGTTCGGGCGGTCCAGCATCAGTCGCAGCTCGTCATGCGGGAGCCGGCGACGCGCCAGACGCCATCCTGCTCCGCAGGATCGGCGAAATCGGTGCCATATCCCAGCGGATGCCACCTGGCGAGATAGCGGTCCCGCGCGCCATCGAGCGTCTCCCGGTCATGGGCGGTGATGACCACGGAAACCATTCCGCCGCCGCGTGTCTCCATGATGGTCGCGCGTGCTGCCTGGTCGCTCATGCCGCACCCCTTTTCCATGGCGGAAGCTGCGCATCGGCCACCGGCTCCGGGTCGAGGATGGGGATGCGCAGGGTGATGCCCACCGGCAGGATGACCGGGATCGCCTGCGTGTCCGGATAAAGCGCCCGGTTCGCGCGGATGATCGGCGAGGTGCGGTTGGCGTCGCCATAGTAGCGATAGGCCAGATGGTCCCAGCGCTCGTTCGGCCCAGTCACATGCTCCAGATGCCCGCTCATCGCCGCACCCCGACATTGCCTTGCGCCAGCGATGACAATGCGGAGGCACTCGCCATCGCCGCGCGGCCCATGAAGGTCAGGGCCGAAGCGGGGGCCTCCTTCAGGCTCAGCGTCACCTGCATCCTCACCACGCGGCCCGAAGGCGTCGTGCGCAGCACCTTGCTGTCCAGCCCCTCGATCACCCAGCGCCTGCCATCGAAGGCTCCATCGCCACCGACATAGGGCAGCGCCTTCCTGTCCGCGAAAGCCGCGTCGAGCTTGCCGAGTTCCAGCGCGGGCACGCAGAACGTCTCGTCGAAGAAGAACTCGATGCTGCGGGTGTCGAGCTCGTCGCCATGGTCCGCCAGCACCGGCTTGCCGCGCGACACCTTGTGTTCGGCCAGCGCCGCGCGCCGCCCGTTGCCCAGCGCCATCGGCCCTGTCCAGCTCGCCGCCACCCCGGCGCTCGCCTCGCCCAGGATGATGTCCCCCAGATATGCGAATGACATCGCCGCCTCCTCAATAGGTCGCGCGTTCGCGGCGCTTCAGCTCCGCCTGGATGATCTCGGCAAGCTCATAGGAATAGGCCCGCATCTGCTCCTTGAAATCCTCGCCGCCGCCGCCCTGCACCGTCACGTGGAACACGGGATTGACCGTCACATCGCCGCCGCTGGAAGCCTGGCCTCCCGCAGCCGCGCGCGAAGGCGGCGTCGCCATGCCGCCCGCCGCCATCGCCCCGTCCGGCACCGTCGCCGCGAGGCCGGCCGCCAGCGCCTGCGCGGCCATGATGGCGCGGGGCGCGCCGCGCGTGATCGCGCCCGCCAGCGTCTGCGCAAACTGGACGCGGTCGAGGTCGGAGAGCGGGCCGACCTTCGCCGGCGAATGTGGCAGATGGTCCCGCATCTTCTGGACCGTGTCGCGCACCGCCGCGACCGCCTCGGCCGAGCCGGCGCGGATGCCCGCCGCCAGCGTCTGCATCAGGCGCACGCCGTGGCTTTGCCAGTTCTGGGCCGACAGCACCGCGTTGGCGGCCACCACGGCCTCGCGTGCGGCTGGCGGGATGGCGTCGATGGCGGCCTTCGCGGCGGCGGCCTGCTCCGCCGTCGCCTTCACGCTCGCGGTCGAGGGGCCGAACACGAACTCGCCGGCCTTGGTGAGCGCGTCGGTCAGGGGCGAGATGAGCTTGCCGATGCGCTCGCCAGCGCCCGACAGAAAATCGCCGATCTTGCCGAATGCGCCCTCGAATGCCTTGCCGAGTTTCCCGCCCCATTCGCCCACCCAGGTGAGCGCCGGGTCAAGCGCGCGGCTCAGCCCGCCCAGCACATCCGGGAACTCCGGCAGCGATGGCCATTCGAGCGAGGCGAACCATGCTTTCACGCCGGTCCAGGCGTCGGCGAAGGCCTGCGTCACGCCATCCCAAACGGTCTTGGCTGTCGCGACAAGACGCCCCCACACCCTCGCCAGCATCGGCCCGATGGTCGCCCAGTTCTTGTAGACATAGTATGCGCCTGCCGCGACCGCCGCGATGCCCATCACGATCCAGCCGATTGGCGTCGTGAGCATGGCCGCGCCAAGCATCATCACGCCCCGCGCCGCCATGGCGAGCGGAGCCAGCAGGAAGCGCAACACCGCGCCGAACCGCGCCAGCAGCGCCCCGGCGATGGCGCTCACGCCGCCCGCCGCCGAGATGCCCGCCGCGATGCCGCCCAGCACGCCCTTGAGGAACGCGAACGGGATCAGGAGGAGACGCCCGATTGTGACCAGCCGCCCCAGAATGCCGATGAATGTCAGGAGCCCGGAGCCGAGGACCGCCCAGACAAGCTTCAGCGCCGCCATGCCGACCAAGAGCAGCGCGACCGCCGTCGCCGCTTTGGCGATGCCGGCGGCAAGCTCCGGGTTCAGCTTCACCCACGCCTCGATCTGCCAGACCAGTTGCGTCAGCTTCTCGATCTTGGCGTTGAACGATGGCGCGAGCGCCGCCCCTGCCGTCGTCCATAGCTCTGACATCGCGACGTTGAAGGCATTGACTTTTTCGACACCGAGGCCCATGCGCCGGGCAAAATCGGCGTCGATCACGCCGGTAGCGCCAAGCGCCCTATCGCGGAGCTCGAACAATTTCTCCACATTCTGGAGCAGTGCCCTGGCGGCCGTCTGTGCCTGCACGTCGCCGAATATCTCATTTATTTTCATTGGGTCGCTGCCCGCGATTTTCTGCAGCGACTCAACGATGGCTTCCAAGGGCCTTCCAGCAGCCCTGGCTTTGTTCATGACATCGACGATATCTATGCCGATGTCCTTGAAGGCTGCTACGCTCTTGTCTGACTGGATTTTGTTCAGCATATCCCTGACGCCCGCAGCGGTGGTCTGCGGATTGTTCGTCACTCCGTTAACCACCTGCATCATCGCGCCAAGTTCGGCGAGCGCGCCGACGCCTGTCTTTCCGAGATCTGCGTAAAGCGAGGTCAATCGCGGCATGTATTGCACCATGCTCTTGAACTCGAAATTGCCATCCTTGCCCGTCTGGATCAGCGCGCCGAGACCCTTTTCGATATCTTGTGGTGCGATCTTGGCGTTGTTGACAAATCCGACGACGGCCGTACCGACATCTGCGATGGCCGCTTTGGTGGCTATGGACGCTCGAGCGACCGCACCAAGTGCGCTCTCTGCTTTTTCGGCGGCAAGGCCGCCTTCGATCATGGTCTCGATGCCTTTCATGAGGTCGGTCGAGTTCGTGTTCAGCGCTCTGGACTGCGCCCTGACACGCTCGCTCATCGCATTGAGCTTGCCACCGATCAGGTCCCCTTTGAGGCCGACATCGGTCAGCTTGTCCTCATAGCCGTTCCACGCGGTGACGGCTCGCTGGATCGGTAAGCCCACCGACGCCGCTGTGGAGGTCGCGGCGGCCATGCCGACCACGGCCTCCTGTTGCCGCTGTGCGGCCTTCTCCTGTGCCTTGGCGAACTGCTCGCTCTTCGCCACGCCCTCGAGGCCACGCGCGGCGTCGCGCACCTTGTTGATGACGCCGCTGGCCTTGTCGATGGCTTCAAGGATCAGCTCGACGCGCACGGCGTGGTGGTCTCCTCATCTGGCGCAGGCTCGAAACTTGCGCAAAAACGCAAACTGACCCGGAATGCGTGTCTTCCCGAATGCTTGTCTTCAGCGCCTGTCCCGCGCCGCCTCGGCGAGGCGCTTGTTCCGCTCCGCCTGCGCCTCGACCCAGAAGGCGAGCTCCTCGCAGTCCATCTCCATCAATTCGCCGTAGCTCCAGCCCTCGTTGACCATCGCGACGATCACATCCGGCGTCGGCAGGAGACGGCGCGTCAGTTTGGGCGGGAGGAGCCCTCTTCCACGCCCTCGCCGGGATCCTCGTCGCCCAGAAGCTCACCCGTGAGCTGCAGAAAATCCGCGCCCGGCACCTGCTCGAGGATCTCGCCCGCCGTGAGACGCTTTCCGTCGAAGGTCGCGATGGCCTGGGCGAGATAGACCACGAAGGAGCTGGCGTCCTTGCTCGCCGCCTTCTGCGCGGCCATAGCGTCGCGCGCCGAATAGAGCCGGTCATAGATGACCGTGATGCCCGAGCGCTTGAGCTTGAATGTGCGGGCCTGTTTCATCGTTTTGGTCTCAGCCATCATCCTCGTCCTGTGCGATCTCCCTGACGATCTCGAGCGTGGCGACGATGGTGTCTGTCGTCAGGCCGGCCTTG